TACAAAGTATTCTCTTCCGTTAGGACTTAGATATGTTCCAGTAGCCCCTATAGCTTTCCCATATCACTCCATAGTTTGTCATGTAGGAATACTATCGGCTGTTATATTTCATGGGTTATTTGTGTCTATTGCTACATTATTCCCAGTCCTTGGGATATCTACCCTTAAAGTAAATCCTTCTTGTGGTACATCCTTTGATCAAGAAGGTTGGTCTCCTAAGCTAAAACCTTCATCTAGAAAACTGTTTGCTGCTTCGTCATCATCTATGTCAAAATCAGATTCTACACCTCAGAAACCTCCACTATCCATATTGTTTGAGATTATGTCTGCTATCTCATCGTCTGACATGTCTGCATTTATCTTTGAAAAGTCAGGTTCTTCAGGGCGAGTATCATAATCTGTCCCAGGGAGGAGAAACGGTAAAACTCAGTTAGTAAATACTTCGTCGTACTCGGTTGCACCAAATTTTTGTCTATAAAAGTTTTCTGTATTTCATATAAATAGTTTTGAAAGTGAAGCTATTTTTACTACATTGAGTTCAAGAGTCTTACTTGAACTTGGGAATATTTTTTCATATGCTTTTGACTCAGACTCACTGAATGCTGCACCAGATAGAGCAGCTCTATAAGATTGCACCATCCCATCAATTAAGTTTTGTAATACTCACAATCTGGGGTTTGTAGTTTTTCAAAGTGCCCATTCTGCCAGTGCTTCTTTTCATCCTGGTATCTTACCGATGTCTCCTCCTTCTTCTTCATATTCCGTCAAGTAATCTTTAAGTGACTGTATATTGTTTAGTAGATCAATACGTCCTTGCATCTTATCTTGTGTAGCTGTAGACTCTGTTTCTTTTGCTACTGATAAAAGCGTCTGTATTGCTGAGTCTGTTCGTCATTCTTCCAACCTTCTATTAAATTCTTGGCTTGCATAATCTCTTGAGTCTGAAGTAAGCGCTCATGCTATGTTTCAGAATATATCCCGCATAACTCATGTGTACTGAGTGCTAAATCCTGCGTCATTTAGTATTGTATCAATTTCTTGTTCTGTTTTTCAGTCTAAAAGCATTCATTCTATAGAATTAATCCCATCTTCTTTTGTATTTCAAAAATGTTTTTTAGCAAGGGCTTGAGCAAGTGCTTGTTTTTCAAATGATAATGTTCACATCGATGCTCGTCTTAATGCAAGAGCCTTAGTCACTTGTGTTCGTAATTCTGCTGGCACTGATCATAAAGATGGTAAGTCTCAATTTATAATTCAAGAAACATACGCTTGTATATCTTCTGCTTGAGCAGATGATGTTCCTCACACTGGGAATTTTTCCCCATCTATAGTTATAGCATTACCAAACTTATCTGATAATCGCCCAGTAAGGTTACTTGCTGTCTCATCTATTTCTCATTTTTCTGCATCTGTAAAGTCAAGGTTGTTTACTAATGATTCAAATGCTAAATTAGCATCTATTTTTCATTGAGCTACAAGTTTAGATTGGGTATCTGCATTTTGTTTAATAAGATTGTTTTTTCATGTAATTGCTTCCCTAAGAGTTTTTCTTATAGCAGAAATAGCTTCAGAGCCTGCATTATTTTGCTGAGCTTCAAAAAGAGAAAGCGTAGCGTTCTTCTCTTTGGAGAATGCATCTAGTATAGCATCTCATTGCTTTTGTAATACTCTTAAGTCTTCTTCAGTACCAGAAGATAGCCCAACTCCTCGCAAAGACCGTTGTCTTTGAGTAATGTTCATAGTTTTATCAACTGACTCTTGAACTCTAACCTCCTCTGCTTGAATAACTTCTTTTATTCTTTCTCTTTCTTTCTCTATAACTGTTACCAAATCTTTCTCAACCCTCTCCTCTTTTAGAATAGCATCTCTTGAATCTAATATAGCAGTAATTTGATTTGAGTCGTATCACTCTGATTCGAGATATCTTCTTACGTGTCAGTCATTAAACTCTAACCCTGGAGCAATCCCTTTTATTTTTTGCCCAATTAAATCTTCAGCTACTTTTCGTGATCCTTCTATCGATACTGTTGGTTGTCCGTCCTCGTCAGCATCTTTCACTGTTACTGTTGAAAAACCTATATTATTTAGTATAGGATCTTGATTTCATGTAGTCGCTTCTATTGATCTTCGATTTCTTATTTCCTTAGCAAGTTTATTACCTAATTCTGTTCCTCAAGAAATCTCATCAGTAACATTTGCAGAATCGAGTCAATCAAAAATATTTACCCTTTTTCATCATTGGCTACCAGAGGAATCACCGTCAAATACAGAGTCCGTAGCTGTTGGTTTTCCTATTGTAGGTGCTGTAGTGTCAACTATGACAGGTTTAGGAGTATCTATAATGTCTACTTTGTCTGTAGGTTGGGCTATAGAACCCTCTATAGCTACAGGGTCTACAATAGGGTCAGCATTCATAGCAGTAAGCTTTGGAACTTTAGAAGTGACAACTTCCTCACGTGAGTTATCTCGCGTAGGTTGTCAACGTCTTGTTACTCTGTTATCTCTTTTTATTATTGGGATTGCCATAATAATTCATTAAATATTATTTTCTAATTTTTTTAATTTAGTCCTTAATTGTTTTTCAGCTACTGCATATATAGTTTCAAAATTTTGAGCATTTATCATAATTTTATTGGCTAATTCTATAGCTGTCTCTCAATTTGCCAAGAGATCATTAATAAATTTAGAATCTCCCCCTTGTATTACTTCTCTAGCTTCTTTTTCTTTTTTAAAAAAAGTTTTTACCTCTGAATCAGAATAATGAGAATTTATAGGGAGTAAGGCTGCGTGAAAAGATTTGTATGCTTTCTCTCTATTTATTTTGTTTGAAAATTCATTAGGCACAATAGGTTCTTGTGTTTCCATCTTATTGTTTTCGTTAATTGAAAACCTATATCAATTAGCAAGCATTTCTTTTTGCTCTTTTGTAAGAGTATTTATATCTAAAGACATTTTTTTATTTATGATTGAAATAATATTGAAGTTCCCCCAGCATTTCAGTTGTCTCAATCCCCTCCAGCATTTCAATCAGCTCAACTACCTCAGATAGATCACCCAGCTCAACCATATCAACCAACTCAACCAGCAGCAGTTACTGTTATGACCCCTGAAATTATGGTACTGTATATTAATGCAGCACATCCACCTCAACCTCCTGCTCAACCACCTCAACCACCTCAACCCCCTGCAGTAGAATTAGGAACATTTGTATCACCTCAATTTCAACCAGATCAACCATCTACTCCGTTAGCTGTTATATTTCAAGTACCCGATAATTCATATGCCTTTAATACTATATTAGCGCTTGATAATCAAGCTATTCCTCCAGCTCAACCCCCTCATGCTCTTTCACCCCCTCATCATCATGAAGAAGTTCCCCCATCTGCTCAAGTACCACCAGAAGTTGTACCATTATCTCAGTTATTGTTATAGGCATCTCATCCACCTCAAGATCCAGCTCATCAAACACCCCCTGGTGTTCCACCAGCTCATCCATCTCAACCATTGTATAATCATCCTCATCCTCATCATCCTCCTCAAAATCAACTTCATTGAGCAGCTCATAGTCATGCTAAATTGCTTCAGTTATTTCAACCAGCTCAACCAGCTCAACCAGCTCAACCAGCAGCTCATGGGGTCAGAACAGTGTCGTTTGGTAGTGTGATAGATCATGCAGATCAAAGTCAAGCAACTGTTATTGTTCAATTTAGGTTACACACTCAATTACATCTTAATTCTAATGTTCCATCTGTGTCAGAGCAAGTAACCGTAGCTCACGCAGAAATATTAATAGATGAATAATTATACACTCACTTAGCAAACTCTAAATTAGTTGTTCAACTAGGAACTGTTAGCTCCCCATCACTACCATCTCAATAAAAGTTTTTTAAAAATTTTTGGTCTATAACTCACACGGAATTTAATAGAGGAATAAATCATGCATTATTTTTAGGAATTGGGTCAGGAATTGTTAACAGCGCATTGTTTGTTACAACTAACTCAGCTCAAGTCTCTCAGGTACTTGTGCCAGCCTTTCTTTGCGCTAATGTTGCTAATTCTACCTTACCCGCAGTTGTTTCACTTGCATTAGCTACAGAACCTGTCGCAAAACTTGACCAAGCTCCTCATATATACTGATTCAGTACTCATGTAGTAGAATTTCTTATAATCATCCCCTCTTCAGGAGTGAGGGCATCTCTCTGAGTAGACGTGAGTGATTTAGCGACTATCCCTGCAAAGTCTGTCGCATCGTCCCATTCAAAATTTACCTCGTTGTCTAGCTTTGTATTTACAGATGTTACTATATTTTTCCAAAACTCAAAGTTGTCTGATATAATTACTGTCGAGTTTACAGGATGCACCGAAGCAACAGAGTTAATTCATGCTCACTTCTTAAGCGTTATACTGCTAACATTTACTGTTTTCGCAGATAAGTCAATAGAATCTATTTCTGCAATCTGCATATTCGTAGTGCCTGGCTCAACTACCATATATGTAGTAACTCCCGACGGAAACGTGAAGCTTGGCACTGTATTTAAAAACATAGGACCTGTACCTCAAACCCACTGCTGAGATAAACTTGTTCGGAATCAATCCTCTAATGGATATGTATTAATATTAGTCATTTTTTATCAAAGGTTGGAATATTCAAATAAATCTGTACTTTCATTTTGGAACTCAAGAGTCATCTTGTCTAGTGTCCATACTAATGAAGCACTCTCACTTGTCATCTTTATTTTTATATTTTGTATGAGATCATATAAAGGAAACTTAATAACATACTGCAATAACTCTACGCTCCCTAGTGTCACGCCCCCTCATCAGATAGCCAGAGTCCCTATAGCAGTCTCACCTATAGAAATATTACTGCTCGCGTTATTGCGAGTATACTCATCAGTAATTGGTCATCAGCCTATTGATTGTCAGTCTGATATTATATCAACAGTTATGTCGTCTCAAAGACTCTTGAGTCATATTATTGTAACTGACTCTATTGTATTGGATTCTGTCTCATCTCCAAGGTCATATTTTTTAGTTACTGCCTCTACTAATATTTTACCACCCAGATCACTAAACCCTGTCTCAATTTCTATCATCTGTCACGATGTAGCAGAGTTTATCAAATAGTGATAAATACCATCGGAATCTTTATACGCTACAAAACCATAGTGTGATGGAAGTGTGTATTGACTCCACCCAGATGTTAGGGACGAGTATACTAGAGTTGTGTCTGGTCTATCATCATCATTTGTCGAGAAAGACCCATAGTAGTTTGTAAGCGGAAGTATGTATTTACCAGTTGTAAAATTATAATTCTTAGGTTGCACCTTAGAGGTTAAAGCTCTTACATCATCTGACAGAGGCTCGTCTTGCAAAGCTGTCACACTTGTCGCTCACGTTTTTGTGCTCAGTGTTGTAAATCATCTATCATTAAAATACAGAAGCGCGTTTGCTACCCGCCCCACAGCTGTGTTCCCATATCCTCAATTCTCAGAATCAGTTGGGAGAGCAGAAGACAAATCCCCAGCTATAGAGAACACTTTCTTGTCCTTGAACGCCAGAACTCATTGCTGAAGCTCCTCTAAGCAATTAACCCTTCATGACTCAGCCCCTCATACAAAAAGGTCGTTGGCTGCAAGGTCGTTTGCGTTTGTAGCAGTAGCGCCAACTGCATTTGTGACAAACAATGTTGACGGAGTTCTGTCAGCCCCAGCTCCATAGATAGCATCTGCTAAAAAAGCAAGATATCTACATCTTGGCTGAGAGGATGTGAACCCCGTTACTGTACCTAAACCATTATTTGTAAAATTAATAGTACCTCCAGTCGGAAAGTACGATATCTTAAACGTGTTTGTCGCTGCTTCTCTTATGTAGAAGTATCTTCTGTCTAATTCTGTAGGCAGGGTTCATCCTGAAAATTTCACGGAGTCTCCATTATTGAGTCAATGACCAGAGATTGTTATTACATCTGTTGTAGAGTCAAACGTAGCTGTACCCTTTGATGTCGTACCTATTCTAGAAAAAGTGTCTGTATTTGGGGCATAACTACAGTAATCGTCAAGCCCATTAGACATATATATAACCTCTCTTAATATAGCAAAGCTCCATCTTGTCCTAGTAATACCGTCAGCCTCAAATTCTGTAAGATTTGTTGCTATAGAGTCCCACGCTCATGTAGATTCTATGTAAGAATACATCTGAGATCACGAAACTATTAAAAGAGTTCTTATGTTATTTTTTTGGTCATCTAAAAAATACGAACTTGTTATTGGGTCACTTCCTATAGATGCTCAGAATGTCTTTGTACCATGCCGACTTCTTATTCTCCCATCTGCATCGTAATACATATTCTTGAGAGACTCAAACTGGTTATTTTTAAGCGTTGATGACTCTTGTAAATTAAGTCCTCATGTAAAATCCTCAATTTTTAATTTAGGCATAATTATAAATGGTTAGGATTTGTAACTCTGCCAAAACGTACCCTATGCGCTGTCGTGCTTCTATAAGATGTCTTGTAAACAATATTCTCTCTATCAGGGAGTAAGTATGCGTTGAATAACTTCGCAATCTCTAACCTAAACCTAGCAAGTTTAGTATTAGCCCTACCTATATTCTTTGCATCTGCTGGTTGAGCTAGTAATGTATAGGAAGCATATAGTTTTATAGCTTTATCAAATGCTTTCATGTATGGAGAAAGTTCAGTGTCATCAACTGGCGAGGTAACAAACCTATTATAGGTGACATCTATGCCTTTAATAGAATTAGGGTAGGGGTGAAAACCTATTTTATCCCCATATAAATAATAATGAGTAGGAGTTCATGATATAAACTCTCTGTATGATCTCTTTAATTCCTCAAAAGTTGTTGGGTAGAGTGTTTGGTCATTATATTTTACTAAGTTTATTCCTTGGTACCCAGGTATGACATCCTCTATAGTATATTCCTGCTGATTCGCTATAGAATTAAAGTTTACATCCACTTGATTTCCAGGAAACCTGTAATTTCATTTTGCTTCTATCTCTTGAATCGCCATATCAATAGCGTCATTAACCTCTGCGTTGTCCCATATTTTTCACAGTCTGTCAATCTTCATTTCTGATCTAACACCTGTTCTTAAGGTAAGAAGTGATGTATTTGGCATAGTACTAATATAAGATGATACATATATTATTATATAATACTCTATTTATTGTATAAAACAAATAAAATCTAATCATTTAGTTGATTTAATAATTCAAACAATTCGTCTGCCGAAGAATTCTCTATCATATTTATGTTAAAATTTATATTAGCTGTCGCCCCTCATTTAATAAGTTGATTCTGTTTGAATGCTTCTGCTCTTGTGGAGTTTACCTCTGATACCTTTACAGATGGATCTCATGAGGTTATACGCTCAAGTATCATTACATCACAAGCATCTATAATTTCTTGATTCTTTTTGTAGGTAAGCCCGTAATCTAAAGTATCTGTGGAGGTGTTGGATGCGGTTTCTACATTGTATTGATTCAATAGGACGTTGGCTTCTTCTTGCGTCATTACTGGAGTACTTATCATGATTGTTGTGTTATACTTTATGCTGTATATTCTAATTGTAAAAACATAGAAAGCAAATTTTCAAAAAAAAAATTTCTAAAAAATATTTTAGTCGAAATGTCAAGTAATATACACTATAGTAGGTTACGAAATGTGGGTGCAGGCTAATCATTAATTATTTATTATTTTTAAAAAGGTGGTAGGGGTATCAAAAAATAAATATATTATAAAACATATTATAATATTGTACAGTTAGCACGTGTTTTGATGGTATTAGGTGAAAGCAGGTAAGCCAGCAGGAAAGCCAAAAAGCACTTAACATAACCTTTGTTATGTTAAGTACTTTTTGTTTCTCTGATGGTATAGTATATGCATAATTTGTTTATCGTGTCTCTCAGGGCTTGTTTTTGATATTCATATAGGTACTGAGTACATTGATTTGTACTTCTTTTGTATTGTTTTTTAATAAAGTATCAGCTAAGTAGAGCCATCCTTGACTTTTTTTTAAGCAAAGTTACCAAAATTCAGAATCCAACGGAACCGTTTTTTATCATTTTTGGCTATTTTAAGCTAATATATTAAAATAAAGTTCACTAAATCTGATACCGCTGTAGAAAGCTCATTTTAGCCCCTTTCCGACCAAACGGAAGAAGTTTACGGGAGGAGTTCAAAAAGTAGGTAACCGAAAAAGTCAAGTATTCAGTAAGTTCCCCAAAAAAGCTAAAAAGCGGTTCACTTTTTTATCTGAAAGATGCATAAAAAAGTGAACCGCCTTTTTCAAGTTTAGCTACTTATAGCTAAATCGCATACAAGCAAAGTATATTATACATCCGCATTTTTTGGTAACTTTCAAAAAACAGTGAACCGAAAAGAGCAAAACCGATTTTTAGCGGTTCCGTAAAACTCGAAAAAGTGAACCCAGAACCATCAAAAAAGGGAACCAAACGGTTCCTTATTTTACACTTCTCGAATATTTATAATATACTTTTAATAAAGTAGCAAAAAGAGTAATAAAAGTACAAAAATAATTATTTTTATTATTATTTCCATGATTTTATATATTATTTTTTACAATCTCCTTATACACTAATCATATATCTCATGAAAGCACTGAGTAAATAGGATCTTCTATCTCTTCATAATGATCCTCTACATTTTCCTCTATAAAAAACTCTATTATCTGACTGACTTGATTTTCTTTTAAATCATCCTTGATATTATCTATATAAACACTATAAGAATCATCCATGAAACTTATAAAACCATCACAAGACCTATTATTTTCCTGTATAAATTTTGTAAACGCTTCTTTTTTACTTTCTAAGTACTCAAGGATTTTATTAATATCAATTTCACAGTAAACTTTCACTTCATCACTTGAATAATTGTAATATTCAGGATTCCAGAGGCTTTCGAAAGCTCATAATTTTATCCCTATTTTTTCAAGTCACAATTCATTTACAATTCCTTCATACTCACAGTAATAATCTTTTGCTATATTCTCGTGTGTAGTTGTATAATCAATATCTATTACTTCACATAGCTCTTCATAGTCATCTCACTCTTTCAAAATACCCTCTTCAATATAATTTTCTATAATATATTCTTCCTCTTGATCTACCATAGCGCTAAGGTGACTATGATAGAAACCTGGGAAGCTTGGTATGTATATAATTTTTTGCATAATAGTATTAGTTATTAAAAAAATAAACATCCCCCAAAAAACTATCAATTAACTTATTATAATTATATAAAAACTTTACTTCAAATTCTTCAATCGTTCTAGTATAAAAATAGAATCAGAAAGCATCATTATATTCATATTTGCATCTATAGTTTCGTATATTATACCTTATGTCTACTCATATACTATAAGTGATACCTATATCATCTGGGGCAGTTATCCCGTTTGGATTAACTCAAGCTTCATAATGTATATTTACCCTATTATTAGGAATATATATTCTTGCTTTGTTGCTTCGTAGTCTGTAGTATTTACCTACTTTACTTGCTAATATATTGTTTTTTATATTTGCGAAATGTAAATTTTCTGAGTCTTCTCTAATATCATAAGCTTCAAGTCTTCGTAGTATATCTCCTATTTTTTTAGTTTCCTTTATATCTAAATTACTCATAATAGTATTATTTTATTTTTAAAGGCATCAGAATAGCTTCTATTTCTTCGATTTTTTCTTTAAACTCTTCCCCGTTGTCTCAGATAAAATATATAGGATCAAGGGGCTTTCATATCTTAATTCTAACGTGTTTCTGTCCTGATTTTTTATATACTTCTAATATATCAATAGTTTTTTGAATATCTACTCACACGATAACCCCTTCATTGTTTTTTGCATCCACTGCGAAACGATCCATATCTATAAAATCTTTGTTATCTAAAGGTTCTAAAGTCGCTGTTAATTCATTACACTTTGCAAGTACTGAGATTGGATACAATCAGTTTTTTGTTTCTCCTGGCGTAGTAGATACTTTGAAAAGAATATGAGAATCAGTAGCATATAAAACACTATCAATACAGTTTACTTTCGCTAGTCTTGGACGTACGTTTTCAGTACTTTTTATAGCTTTACATATACCCTTTATAACTTTACTTGTATTTATATCAAACATAATAGTATTTTTTTATTAATTAAAATTAAATTTCATCATTCATAGCCTTCAAATCTCTCTCTCTAAAAAAAATATCTCTCACCCTATCAAGTGTCGCTCAGTATCACTCTAAAACCTCCCAGGCGTCCTGAATATCTCAAGTGTAGTATACTTCGTGATTGTTAAGCTCATATTTTATAATAGCATCTAATCACATCTCAGAAGCTCTTCTTTTCTTCTCGCTTTTATCGTGCTGATTCAAAGCATTAAACATTTCTTTATAGTTAGATTTTTTAGCCAAAAGCCCACCATCGAAAGATATATACTTTTCGCCTTCTTGTTTTTGCTCTTCGAATCTTTTATTACTAAAAGCGAAGAAAGCCCCCCACTCTCAGAAATCGAAATTTTTAGGTTCAAATTGTATCATAATAGTTTTTTATTTATTAAAATTATATAGATGTATGACTAGAGATCATCATCAAAACTTCACCATCTTCATACTGACTTCACGCTATTTTTTCAGCTTCTCCTGGACTATTAGCCGTAATTATAATTTTTCGCATTCTAGTTGTAAGTATTTGAAAATTTTTCATGTTGTTATTATTTATTAATTAAAATTGACTGCTTTTGTAAATTTTCCCTGCTTGTATCAGTATGATACATAATGTACATGGCTAAATTTTCCTTACTTTCTTTTTGCAGTTCTTCTAAAATATCCTCCTCGCTGTAATTGTGGCGATTGTAATAGTTACTCAGTATTTTTATTACTTCCAACATAGTTTTATATTAATAATTAGGGTAATATTCTCGATCTTGCATTGCTCCCCAGGTCTCAGCGCATGCGTTTATCACTTGTTTTTCGCTATTCCTGGCAGTGTTAAAAAATAGGTTCTCGCACTTGTTAGCATTAAACACTTCCCCTGATTGTATACTATAAAATAGTATTATTGCTGTAATTGTTATTTTCATTTTAATATAATTTTAAAAAAGTATTTCGATATAGTACCCGTTTATCTCACAACCCCCGTATACTTCTTGTATGAGTCAAGCCGATACTGTATAGCTTCTCATTTTGCTTTTGTATGTACCGTGTTTGCATACTCATAAGTAATATATTTTCGCTCTCATTCTCGCATCTTATAAGTTGCGTTATAACGTGACCTGCTTCGTCCCAATCCTTTATATAAGATATTTTCATTTTAATATAATTTTAATCATTACAATATTTACAGTTTTTATTATATGTATTCTCTCGCTTTGTATGTTTTTTTATATGCTCAGCATATGTAAATTCTTCTTGCATAATCTTTATATTAATATTAAAAATAATTACACTCCAGCCCCTCCATTGCAAGTTCTCGCATATCCTGGCGTAATAATTTTGCTTTATTATCAATGCTTCTATTTACTGCTTCATAATATCACTGAGTATCATATTTGTTTTTCATGTTGTATTTATTTATTAATTAAAAATAACTCTTAGGGGATTCTCTTTTCTTATTACACAAATAATTATAAATAATATAAAACTGAGTAAGTAAAACATCCCTATTAATTGTAGTAAAAACATATTTATTTATTAAAGTTTATAAAGTCTTGTAAGTGATCCCCCTCTAGTATTGCAGTATCTAAAGTGTAATGATCCGATTCTATTATATCCTCTTCACTACATCCTACTACATCGATCAAGTAATTCATTTTATCCCCTATACTATATTTATTCAGTTCCATACTTTCCAAAGTTATTTATATAAAATATTATTTCTCTTTTATATGGTACCTGGTGGCATTTCTTATATATAAGAGTTTTTATATCTAATCAGATCTCAAGGCTTATAAACTATATATAATTTTGCTTGTATCTCATTTGATAAATCAAGTATAGCATAGAAACAAAAGAAATGCAAAAGTTTTTTACACTTTTTTACAATATATTACACTTACCCCAGAGATAGCTTAGAATAGCAAATAACTCAGAGATGGCTTAGAATAGCCACTTACCCCAGAGATGGCTTAAAATAGCCAAAACATCGAAAAAATCAATTTATAGTGATTCAAGTCTCCTACATATATGGCTCCAAGTCTATTTTAAGGCTGCACATATTTTGACCAACTTTTCGATTTGTAAGTTTTCAAGCCTGCTGATTATATAGCTCCAAGTCTATCTTAAGGCTGCACATATTTTGACCAACTTTTCGATTTTATAATAAAAAAATACTTTTTATAAACAAAATTTTGCTTTTATTATTATTATCAATATAATGATTGGCATATAATTATTAATCTCATAGGGATGAATATCCATAAAAAGCCCCACGGAAATATTAAGATAACAGATGATTCTATTGTTTTAATGCAACATAAATTTCTTTTATTAAAGGATGAAACGAACGACATCAAGATAAAAAGACAAAATATTCTTGACAGTTTTTGAGTGACAGAGGGTCATTATAAAAAAAGGCTTAAAGATTTGTCGTAGTTTTAGCAATATATATATTATAATATCTAGGCATTATGTCACAAAATGAGATTTTCATCACCATTAATGCACTTCCTATATTAGATGTTTTAAGTGCCTACTGAATATCTTGTCAGAAAGTTTCTTGATCTCAGTATCAGTATTTTGCTTTAAAGCCAGATGGAAAAGTTGATAGCTCATTCTCTGTACATACAGAGAAAAACATAGCAACAAACTTTGGTGGAAATTGAGAGAGTGGAAAACCTTTTGATATTATCTGAAAATTATTATGAGTGAACCCAAAAGATAAAGTTGGTACAGGTATGGCTGTCACTTTGAAATGGTTTAAAGATAAATGATTAGTAGTTGACACAGATATGAGAAAGCCGTTTGTAAAGTCACTTAAAGATAAGGAAATACTCAAAAAATTTGAGAGCTTAAAAATGTGATGATATAATGATGCTATCTCAAAATGGTTACTTAAGAGATGAGTAAGCTATGATGTGATATTTAAGAACCATCTTCTTTTATGAGAGGTATTTAAAGATTTTGGTATTTACGACAATTACTTTTGTACTGAGCATGAAGGGAAAGTTTCTGGTGACTCTGCAAAATCAGTTCAGGTTATACTTTTCCCATGTTATCATATAGATGATAAACTGAATAAAATACTTGTATGATTAAAGCTTAGGAGAGTTGATGGTAAGACAATCAGAGGTAAGAAATCACATGCCATAGGTCATACATGATTAATGTGGGATTATTTGTGAGACAAAACATCTTTTATAGTAGAGTGAGAATGTGACTACGTGATTATGAAACTGCTTGGGTTTAAATCAGTAATATCTAATAATGGGGGAGTATTATCCCACAGAGAAAAAATAAAAAATATATGTTATGATATAGATAAGGTTATTTGCTTATATGATAATGACGAGGCTTGAATAAAGTGAAAGGCTAAACTTTCAGAAGAGATGAATAGACAAATCTTTACAGTTGAGATGCCAGTACGAAATGATTCTAAAGGAAATGCTCTATCAGACATAAATGATTACTATGTAGCGGGGTATAATCTTAAAGCAAAATGGAATAGTATTTTTAAAAATTTGGTGCCAGTTGGGATAGATATTATATGAGAGGCTCAAAAGAAAACATTGTACAGATTCTTATATTTATCTGCTCCAATAATGTATTATGACAGAGAAGAAAATAAGTGAGTAGGGAAAGAAGATATATCAACTCATACATGATACAACTCAGCTAAGATATTTGAGATGAGACAAACTGGTAAAATAGAAGAATACAGAGATGTTTGCTACCAATACTGATGAAGAGAGTGATATTTCAACTCTATGAATACAGATAATATGATACTTGATGCAGATGGTGAAGATCCAATAATTCCTGAGGGTATATCAATTCTCATAAACAACTTCTGCGGATATAACCCTCAAAATATTGAGTGGATGCACCGAGCAATTCTCTACAAGATGACTCATATAAATGATTGCAGAGTTCCTGCTGTTATATCACATGGTGAGGGATGATCTGGTAAGGGGACACTCATAAAATTATTAGGAAAAATATTCTGAGCGCAAAACACTCAACAATGATTGTGACAAAAAGATTTAGTAAGTTCGTTTGATAGTTATACAGGAGGTAAGATCATACTAGAGTTTAGAGAGATATCATCTGGTAATACTCAAACAGATAAGATAGTACTTGATAGATTAAAATGAATAATATTTGAAGAGAGAATACATATAAACCCTAAGTTTCAGCCTGCTAGAGAAGTAGACAACATTGCTTGGGTGCATATGTCATCAAACCATGGAACTCCTCTGCAATTAGACAGTGCTTCAGATGGAAATCGTAGGTTTACGGTTATTGAGACTTGATGACCTCTTACAGATAGACAATCTGAAATAATACACTCAGATATAGAAGACACAAAGAAAGTAAAACAGTATATATCTTGGCTTTTAGAGTCTTATCCTGATGTTCCTGGTCTGAGAGTTCTTCACGCTTTAGATAATGCAGATAAAAGAAGCTTGGTTGATAATTGTGAAGAGACAGGAGTATTATTTTTTCAATGGTTTGAGTCTGAATTTCCAGAAGTTTACAAAATTACCTGACCAGAGTTTAAAATACTGCTTAATTTTTATAGGAGAGTTATAACTTGAGAGAGTGATATGAATGATAGGAGATATGACATAGGAAACATTAAAAAATGATTAAATCACATATACAAATACTCTCGAATAAAGATACGTGGTAAATCTATATGGTGATATTATATAAAAAAGACTGAGTTCCAGAAAAAAATAATACCTCTTAAATCTGATGGATCATTCTCTCAGCAAGAATGGAATGAATTTTTAAGAAAAGATTGAGTACATTTCTAATAAATAAAAAGTATGGTATGTATAAAAATAAGATATGTCACAAAGAAGATTGTAAGAAAGAATAAAAAGAAAATAGAATCTAAGTATTGATATAAGACAAGTATTTACATATGTCCAAAATGTAGTTATTATCACTTAACATCTGCCTGACATGACAAGAAATCAGATATAAGACGCAGAAATATTCTTAATTAAAACATTATGGAACTTGAAATAATAATAAAGAGATTAGAGTCTGCTGGAGAGGGTGAGACAAAGGAATTGTACAGAGATTTATTAAGATTAAAGACTGCAATGAGTGACGAGATTAAAGAAATACTCAAGCAATGATACAGTCTGAGTGTTTTACTAAACTCTTACAAAGAAGACAGAGATAAGATTAATTTTATTCTTAAAAATAAATAATGAATAAACAAGAAAAGATAGACAGGATAAAAGATGTGATGGCTAATAAGGAATTGTCCTTTGGGTGTAAGGTAAAGTATTTCTATATAAATAATGGAAATCCCGATGGAGATGAAGAGTTTTTATATATGGGATATTGGGAGGGGATGAACGGAAGACATAAGCATCACTTTCTCAGTCTTGAAGATAATATAAAATCAGTAATAGATTTATGAGACTTGAATAAAAATTGAGAGATAATAGGACACTCTGTAATGATAGGAGATATATTAAAATATATAGATGAGAATCATAACTGGATAAACAAAGGGTATTGAAAATCAAGAGATATGGAAAAGCATAGAGATATGATATGTACTATTTATTATATGTTTATCTGAAGATATACTGAGCCAATAGAAAAACAGAGCGAAGAGTGCATTGATTATATTCTTAACCTACTACAAATAAATGAATAACAAACCCCCAAGAAAACTATATAAGTGAAAATGAAATAATGGAAGCTCAAGTAGCTGGAGTTGAACACCTAAAAACTAAACTATGGACAAAGATCACATGAGACTACTAAAACTCCAAAGCATATATAACACAGATAAGACTGAAGAAGAAATATGATGGATTTAGATTCTAATTTAATAATTATATAATTATGAGTTCAACAAATAGAAGTGACGCAAGAGATAAACATATAGCAGATTATTATGTTACTCCTCAGAAACCTATAGAGAAATTTTTAGAGGAATTTTGTGAAGACGAGAATATAAATTTATCTTCGCAAGAACATTTTATATTAGATCCCTGTGCTTGAGGAGATAAAGATACAGATATGAGCTACCCTGCTGTTTTGTTTAAGATGTGAGCTGATTATAATAAAATAATTACAAACGACATTAGGGAGGATAGTCCTGCAAGATATAACTTAGATTTTTTAAATAGAGATAACACAAATACTAATCTATACGATATAGTTATTACTAACCCTCCTTTTAATATAGCTCAAGATATAATTGTTAGGGCATTAGAAGTTTGTAAAGAATGATGATATGTAATAATGCTTTTAAGATTAAATTATTTCTGAGGTAAGGTAAGGCAAGAGTTTTGGAAAAAAAATATGCCTATACGAGCCTATGTACACAATAGAAGAATGAGTTTTACTCCAGACGGAAAAACAGATAGTGTTGAATATATGCACTGTGTATGGAAAAAATGAGAAAACCCTAAAGAAACTAAACTTCAATTAATATATGATTTCTAAACAAATGCTCATAAAGAAATAAAAAAGATAATTGTTTAATTAAAAGTAGCTCATTATCTACAATTAAGATATATAAGCATATAATACCAATTAATTTATAACTAACCTGTGAATATGAAAGCAAAAATAATACAAATATCTACTACAGATATAGTTGAATGACCATGCCAAATGCACACAATAACTGCATTATGTGAGGATGGGAGTGTATGGAAAAGATGTGATATTGGAGATTGGGAAGAAATACCACTTAATAAATAACATATACTAATATGAAAAACCAAGAAAAGATAGAAAATATAGAAGCTGCCATTAAGAAGTTACAGGAACAGGTTGAGGAATTAAAAGAAGAGAAAATAGATTTCTCTAAGTTTGTGGGGAAAGATGGGAGAACATTAGCAATAAAATGAGATAGATATTTATTATCATATTCTAATTGAGATATTGGACAAAGTACGGTATATTCTTTTTATAAAGAAACCCCAGACTACATCCACACTACAGTAAGTGAACTAGAGAAATGAGATGTGTTTATAACTGAGGAAGAAGTTGAACTTGGTATGGATATAAGCAGTTTTAATATATATGTAGCTAATTGATGGGCACAATATTTATTAGATATTGGAGAAGTTGAAATTATAGAAAACAGTTACTCCCATTTAGATACTGAAGTTATTAAATTTTTAAGGAACTAATATGAAAACAGTAAAAGAATTACAGCAGGAATTACCATACACAGTACCACAAGAGAATGAGTTAAAACAAGCTTATGTAGACTGATACGAAACAGCTATAACGTGAATTTTAGAAGATATAGAAAGCTCAATGGCAATTTCAGTAGAAGGTATAGAGAAATATTTATCAGACTTATTAAAATAAACAATTATGAAAACAATAGATAAATTAAGAGAAATATTATGTACAGTAGATGTAGTGAGAAAACAAATTTCATATAATACCACAATAGGAAGTTTTTGATGAGATTCTATTATTAAATTTTGATGAGATTCTTTTATTAAATTTTGATGAGATTCTATTATTAAATATAGAGATATACAAGAACGCCATCTCAGACTCTATTGTGAGGAAAAGTGATGGGCTTTTGCAATAGGGAGTACAGGAAAATTAATTTGAAATAGAAATAAAGCAGGGAGTTATTGTGAAATGCAACTAGACAACACAAAGGACTTCGAGCAACAATCAGAAGAAACACTATTAGCAATTTATAATTTTTTATTAGAAGACAAATGAGCAAAATAACAATTAGCATAATAATACTGTTTTTTGTATTTACAATTTCAGTAATAAAGACGGGAATTTTAGATTGCAGACACGTATATGCAGATAAAACAGAATGATGCAATATAACTAATAAAAAATAATATATGACAGAACAAATAGGAGAGACAACACATAACTGACTAGAAGAAATGAGAAAGGCAGAAGCAATAGAAAAGGCTATACAAGAGACTAAGGGAAGTTTCTGGACTATACTAAGGTCTATGAGATTATCAGCTACTAGTGACAAGCAAATAGTGGAAAGACTAGGTAAGTTTGCACTTGATGTTGATATTGATCTTGAGAGACTGGAGAAATAATAAAACCTCGCACAATGTAATATCTAAGGAGTTTTCGTTACAAGAAAATTTTTTCTAACTTGGGTATCTTGTTAATCCATCTCGAGTAAAAGGTGGTCTTCTACTAATTAAAGAATAAAAAAATGCTAACACTAATCGAATTAATTATTACATTTATAGCAATGATATTTATATTATTACTTCCCTTAGCTTGGATTACTCATGTTATATTTTGCTTAGGTACAGGAGCTTGGGGATTTTTAGTCGCTGGAGCAATATTCTTTCCAATAGGAATAATACATTGATTTATAATCTGGTTTTAAAATATGCTCAAATACCTTATAGATAATAACCTAATAAAATGAGACAAACATTATACATAGACGAACTTGATAACGAAGATTACCAGAAATATTTAGACAAGCTAGATTCCTTAAATTATGACGATCCTCTTGATATTATAATAAATACTGATTGAGGGCAGGATTATTTAAGAGAAATATTAGTAAAAAGGATTAGAAAATTTAAAGTCTATAACATAGAAGCATACTCTGCTTTTAGTAATTGAACATATTTAATTGATGTACTCTATAAAGAGGCTAATAGTGTAGATATATGTCTACAGGGTCAATATATGTTTCATATAGGAGCATTTACTGTAAATATATGAGATTGATGAACATCAAGATGACAATATCAGAAATACAAAAGAGACATTCAAGAAACTATTATTCCTTATATGTATTCTATATTTAATAAAAAAGAAAGGAATAGTTACTTAAACTGAGAAGATGTTTATATAATGCCATCTCGAGTAAAAGCTTACTACTGAAAATAAACCATGCTAAAACTGAGAGAATATCAAGAGACTATATCAACAAATGCTTCAATTCTACTTCAGGAACACTGAGTAGTTATGATAGCTATGCAGGTAAGGACATGAAAAACATTTACAGCTCTGGAGACTATCAGGAAGTTTTGATCTAAGAATGTTCTCTTTTTAACAAAGAAGAAAGCTATATCATCAATAGAGGATGATTATGCACATTACCAAGATTTCTTTGATATGACGACTATAAACTATGAATCTATTCACAAGGTAGAGTGAATATTTGATATAATCGTACTGGATGAATCTCATACTCTATGAACTTTTCCAAAACCTAGTAACAAAACTAAGATAGTAAAGAGACTATATGGGAAACTCCCTATGGTCTTATTATCATGAACTCCAAGTCCAGAGTCTTACAGTCAGTTGTTCCATCAGTTTCACATTAAGCAGAGTAATATTTGGGCAAAGTATACTAATTTCTATTCTTGGTGTAGGGCAGGATATGTTAAAATAAAGCAGATTAGAACTTCATACGGATTCTCTAACTGTTATAAGTCAGCAAGCTACGACATGATAATGGCAGATGTAGGACATCTTATACTTACTTATACTCAGCAGGAGGCATGATTTACTACTAAGGTAAATGAGACGATTCTAAGGGTACCTATGAGAGATATTACATATCGCTTAGTTAAGCGACTTAAAACAGATAAGGTAATAGAATCCTGAGATAAGGTAATACTTGCTGATACTATGGTAAAAGAAAAACAGAAGATACACCAACTTTATAGCTGAACGATTAAGTTTGAAAACTGAGAGACTATGGTTTTGGATAAATCTAAAGGGCTGTTTATAAAGGAAAGATTCAAGGATCAGAAAATAGCTATCTTCTATATATTTAAAGCAGAAAAAGAACTTCTAAAGACCGTATTTGGGGATAAAATAACTGACAATTTAGACGAGTTTAATAGTACAGATAAGAATATCATGCTACAAGTAGTCTCAGGTCGTGAATGAATAAGTCTCAAGGCAGCTGATAGTTTAGTGTTTTTTAATATAGCGTTCTCTGCCCTCAGTTACTGGCAAGCAAGAGATAGACTCTCTACTATGGATAGACTAGAGAATGATGTCTACTGGATATTCTCAGAGTGATGATTAGAATGAGATATATACGAGGCTGTACAGAATAAGAAAGATTTTACTACTAAAATGTATAGAAAGAATGTGAATAAATAGTAATCAATGCTAGAATCATTTCACCAGAATAAGATCACGAAGTTTTTAGAGAGTAGGAGCTTCTTTGTTACAAAACTTATAAGAACTAATAGAAATGGGGTACCTGACCTAATAGCCACGAAAGGAACATTTACTGTATGGATAGAAGTAAAGAAGCCCTGAGGTGAAGTATCAAAACTTCAGAGTTATACTCATAGGCAACTTAGGAAAAACTGATGAATAGTAATAATTCCTTACTGATACGATGACTTTCTGAAACTGTTTCAAAGTAGCATATTACCGAATATACCACAAGACAAGGTGGAAGACTAAAGCTATTTTATTGCCAAGAATATTAAATGAGAAATACTTCTTTAATAGATCAGATAAGTTATATATAAAATGAGAAAATTTTAATGGGAAAGACATAAAATACATAAAAATGAACAAAAGTATAAAAAAGTGATAATAAGTGTTGCTTTTTTTATATAAAAAGAGTATAATGGTTTTAGAAGTTAATACTTCTTCTTATTTTTTAACTTATAGAAATATGAGTGAGTTTGGTACACCAGTGAGTTCGGATAATGCAACATACTTTTCTATAGGAGGAGGTAACATAGTCCTTCCAGCAGAAGACGAAGCAGAAGGAGCTAAGTTACGAACATGGGACAGACCAGATGGAACACAAGGTTCTAAATGGGAATACAGAGAAAAAGATGTTACTGGTATGATTACGGGGCTTGATTTTATAGAAGGTAAGTATGGAGATAATCTTTCTATAAGTATTACAAATTCTAATATGGATTTAGCTAAGTTACAATTATCAGTAGAGTCTGATTACTTTAAATCATTTGCTAGCGTTCTTAAGAATATTCTTCTTACAGAAGAAGTAGTATTTAATGCTTATGACTTTACAGCAGAGGATGGGAAAAGAAGAAGGGGGCTTTCATTGAAACAAGATGGTAAGAAAGTACAATCTTTTTATTATGACGCTGATAAAAAAGTATCTATGAATGGTATGCCGTCAGTTGACAAGAAGACAGCTAAAGACTATGACAAAGATGATTGGAAAGTATTCTATATGAGCGTTAAGAAATTTCTCAAGAAAGAAGTTAAGTCAGTAGAGATTCCAGACTTTGGATTAGGCAAAGCATTATCGGTTGATGCAGTAGAGGACATATTTTCATAAGATAACGCATTTTAAAAATGACTAATACTTGAATAGATGAAAATGGATTTTATCCATTAGATACAAACCAGCCTTTATGATATGATAATACAGAACTATTATGAGAAGATATTACAAAAACTTAGAGCAAAGAAGTCCAGAGTGGTTTAAGGTAAGAGCTTGAGTTGCATCATGAACTATGATGAAACAGCTCACCTCATCATGAGCTACTCTGAAAGGGTGTCAGTATAAGGTTCTAGCAGGAAAGCATATAGATGACTGATACCTATCTAAAGATATAGAATTTAAGGATACGTTCTTAGAACAAAAGATTCGTAATGGTATAGAATTATCAGCGAAAGACGCAGCAAATCGAGGTATTGAGTTAGAACTATACGCTACAAGACAATATGAAATAGAGACTAAAAACAAAGTCACTGAGATGTGATTCGTAAAACTTGATAATTATATAGGGTGTTCACCAGATGGGCTTGTAAAGAAATGAAATAAATACATATGAGCTATAGAGATTAAGAGTTTGCTTGGTCAGAATTACCTGAAGCTTCTAAATGATTGATTTATGAAGTCAGATCATAAGCCACAGATTATTAATTACTTTATATGTATTCCTTCAATAGAATGGATTGATTGTATCTCGTTTCATCCAGGAGCTTCTCTTAAGATAGGGGGCTTCCACATAGAAAGGATACTCAGGGTTGATATACTCGATGATATAATTAAGCAATCAGAAAAAATATCTATATACAAGAAAACTTTGGATTCCTTAGAGGAGGACTTACTCTCTAAAATACAAGAAAAAAAGATGGTTAATATATGAGAAGACACTCCGTACAGCGTAAAACAGGCGGCAATGTTTATGTGAGTATCTGACCAGACAATTAGAGCATGGTGTAAGTCTTGAAAACTTCAGTATTCCAAGGATTCATCCTACAAGATCATAGGATTAAATATTTTAAAATTAATATATAAATAGATGAACATTGAAAATCATCTAACTTATACTATAGACGACTTAGTCATAATACTAAAGTTAGGGAAGAGAACATTACAAAAAAAGATAACAAGATGAGACATTAAGGCTAAAAATGTTGGCACTAATATTAGGGCAGTATATAGAGTCTTATGAAAAGATATTTTAGATTACTTAAACAAATAAATTATGTTTATTATAGTATTATTTTTAGCAGTTATTATTATAACCCTTCTATTATTTTATGAAGAATAATGGTATAAAAATAATCAAGATTATATTTTAAACATTAATTAAGCTATCGTGCAAATTTTCTATATATTACTAGGACATATTTTTCTTTACGCAGTAGGTTTATTTCTTGTTATACAGAACAATACAAAATGAAGTGAGAGAAGTTTATACGAGAAAATTGTTACAATATACGCCATTACTATCCTTATATTATCTATATATGGAGCAATATATTAATAAATTAAATAACCTATTATGAAGATATTTATTGGGGATTATGAACTAGAAAAAGATAGAAATGGGTACATACTTACAATATATGGTATATCAAATAAAGGAATAAACGAATGATCTAGGGTACAAAAAGACCAAGTATACCCAAGCTCACTTATTGCTGCTATACAATACATAAGACAAAAGAAGCTTGATAGAGAACTTAATGTTAGCCTGTGAGAAGCATTAGAAGAAATAGAAAGAATAGATAAGCAATTTATAACAGAGCTTACAGAAGCTTTTAGAGGTATTAATATGGATGAGTTTTTAGATACTAAAACTAAATAATGATTTTCTTTAAACAACCACTTTATAAAAATAAATATAAAAACATGAAAAAAACAATACTATTATCAGTAATACTTATTCTTACAATTATAGGATATACAGTACATGCAACTAATGAGAGAGAAAAGACTGAGGAACTTAAACAAAAACTAGAGGTAGCATTACAGCCTACACCATTTGAAGAACTACAAATAGAGCTTGCTCATAATAGAACTCAGAGAGCTGAAATGGAAAAGCAAAAAGAATCTATTTATCTTGAAGCAAGAGGTAAAATGGATGCAATAGAAGATAGAAAACAAGTACTATGAGAGAGAGCTGATGATATTAAAAATGAGATGGAGAATATCTTGGGTTTAGATTGGTAGAAGAAACTACTAAAAATCACATTGTATATAATACAGAGGAAAGTATACAATGAGAAGCTGTATTGCATAAAAAGGAGGAAGTATTATACAAAGAAATAACTATAGAGTTTGATATACTTTGAGATAATAAACATAAAGCATTATATGCTTATGGTTATGCAAGAGATAAATGACTTACTTATGACCAGTGATTAAGATTAGTTGCTCAGATACATAGAGAGAATGGAACTTGGAATGAAACTAGGAGATGAGATGCAGGGTGTTCTGTATGACTTACACAATGGAACGAGTGTGCAAGATGACCTGTACCACATAAAGATTGGGAAGGACAGATCAGAATACTTATAGATGCAGTATATCTAGATTATATAAAGCTATGAGACTTTATTCAGGCACAAGTAGCTTGGAACTCTCCTAAAGTAAGAACTGGAGAATGGAATTATACAAAGACTAAATATTTCGGTCATATAACAGATACTTATTCAATACTTTTTAATAAATAAATATGATAATTGAACACGAAATAAAACGAGAAGGAAAAAAGCTTTCTTGACCTATTACAAATGTAATATTTGCAGAGTGAGAAGAGAGAGGGGATAGTAAAGAATGCTATTCAAAAGATAGGAAGTTTTATATGGAAAGTTGTAACTCTCCCGAATTATTAGATGGGCATATATATGTGTTGTGAAGTGACGAAGCACAAGATACTCGTACAGTGGAATATACTTACAATACAGAAGAAGAAGCTATACAAGCTCTTGCATATATAAATGAATTTACAAAACAAGAGGATGAGTATGTAAGGGGAGAAGTGGTAGAGGTGACAGATGGGGGAGGTGACGATTGGAAAAAAAGAATATACTTATCTACTATTGAATGAACAAAACTTCCCTATATTGTGGTTTCTTTGTATGATGAAGATGAGTATAATAATTGAGAAAAGTTTTCCACTATATCTTATAAAAAAATAAGAAAACTATCTACTATTACAATGACTTACAACTGACAAGAGGTGGAAGTTAAAAAAGAGGTAGCAAAAGAATTATGATTTAAAATATAGAGTTGATATTTTTTTGCATTTTATAAGTAAATAAGCATAATTGTTATGCTCCAAAATAATTTAATATTACTCAGAGTAAAAATAATGGATGGTATAAATTGGTTCTTCCCTACCAAGAGTTTATATCCTAATAGAACAGATTAAGTCTGTTTTTTTTTTTGCATTTAAAACAATTACTTATATACTAGGTTTCTCAGCACTTTGTCCGTAATGAGATAAAAAAAACTAGATTCGTTCTAGTTTTTTTTTGCATTAAATTATTGTCTACGTATAATAAAAACGTGTTGATCCCATTGCAAAGTAAAACCCCAAGCGTTAACTTGGGGTTTTATGATTATTTATTACAAGTACATAGAGAGTACTCTATCTAAGTCTCATAGAGTAGTATCTTTGACTTTCTGTACATCTTCTGGAAGAGAATTGACACGAGCTAGTATTCTTGCTCACTCAGGGAGTAAATCTTCTCTTTCTCCATCATATATAACTCCTTTCTGATTATTTCTTTCGTATATTAGCATATTCTTTCTTTAGCAATATTAAAATAAGTTTCATTTAGTTCAATACCTATAAATTCTCTGCCTAAATTTTTACAAGCAACTCCTGTAGTTCAGCTTCACATAAACGGATCAAATACTACTCCTCATGGAGGACAACTATTTCTTATAGTTTTTTCTATAAATTCTAATGGCTTGATAGTAGGGTGATTCCATAATTTTTTATCTTTATGATTTATAAGTCATAAATATACTGTTTTAGCATCATCGTAGTTTTGAGGCTTATTATATGCTCAAGCTTTTTTAAAATAGAGACAATACTCGTTATCCGTAAGATATTTATTATTATAACTTGGTATAGCATTTTTTTTATTCCAAATAAGAATATCGAATAAGCAATTTCTTTTTATAACAAAATAATCCATGTACATAGGGATTTGTTTTTTATTACACCATATGTATATATTTGTTTTGTCTTGCAACTTCTCAGCTTTTTTTATAAATGAATAAAAATCATATCCATTATCTAGCCCTGCATTAGCAACTTGGATAGTAGAGTTTTTAAATTTTTTTATTGTGTTTATACTTCAACCTCAATTTTTGACACTTACATCGTATGGTGGATCTATTTGTATTAAATCCACTTTTACATCTTGAGCAATTAGCCTATCCATTTCTTCCAAGCAGTCTCAGTTTATTAACATAGTATAATGTTATCGAATAATTCATTGTTTATAAGCTTCTCTTCCTTCTTTTCTCCAGAACTCTAAAAAGAGCAATTAAGCCCTTGAATATTTATTATATATCTCTTTAAAGTATAAACACTTTAAGTCTAACAATGCTGATTGATTAACTTTACTTCATTTCCTAAGAAATAATATTTTACCTATTTCTGCAAAATCTTCTTTATAATCTTTTTTCGAATACTCAGTTATAAAGTCTTTTTCTTCACTTGCATCAAAAAGCACCTTAAAAGCCTCTCTCTCCTCCTTTGTAGCTCTATTGAATATGATATGCCCATATTCATGCTCAAGAGTTCATAGCCTCTTAATATCATCTTTTTTAGCAAAATGATTTTCAGTTAAGAATATCTTCTCAAATCATTCAAAAACACATCAATTAGAACCATCACTACACATACTATCAGAATACTCTACCTGTATTCATTTATAATCATCCAGCTCCTTGCTTCTCATATAATAGAAATTTCATTTCTCAATTCATACCTCAACTGCTCCTGCATATCAGTTTCTTATATTTATAGGGATGAGATTATCGTCTATCTCAGTTGCCATAATATGAAGATGAATATCTTGAGTTCATGTTTTCCCTGTGTATCATATAATATCTCAACTCTTCACAATATCCTTTGTTTTTACTTTAACCTCTGAAAGATGGCAATATCAAAATATTACATCAAGATTGTCCATATATAAATCAATTCTAAGACCGTAAGCTCACGCATTAGGCTTTACGACTATAGTTCAGTCTTCTACTGCGTATACTGGACTAGGACTTCATGGTGTATCATTTATATCTAGTCCCTCGTGTCATAGGAATCAATATTTTTTATAATACTCTGGTCTTGCTCAAAATATTTGAGTTACTCTATTCTTAGATTGTGGTTGTGAAGTTGTGAAATGTTTCATATTATCTTTTATAATTAAAAAATCATCAGATTCTTACTCAGTAGTATATTATATTTCTCTCAATAAATCAAGCTTTCTCAACTGCTAGTGCATCTCTTAAGATTTTATCAGCTTGTAATCTCGTAGGAACTATTGAGTGTGTCTCAAAATCGTCTTGGAACATTATATATATCCCTTCCGAGTACAGTCAGTCATGAAGTACATAAGCAAGAAACTTTGTCGGATTAAAAAAAGACTGTAGTATTCTTGGTATATTTCAGAAGTCTGTAATAAATCATTGAGGGATAATTACATATACTCTTTTATCTTCATAGTCTAAATACCAAACAAACTCCTGAGCAATCTCCCACTTACTGTAGGATACTTTTCTTAGGAGTCAGGTCTTTGATGCTTGGGTAAATTTCATATTATATTGTTATGCTAACCCCTGTCCTTTCTTAATCTTGTATTTTTTAGGGGGTGCTATCTTTCCTTTATATGTTCCTTTTTTTAAAGGATTACTTGTCTTTCATTTAGGCATCTTATTCTACAATTATTGTTATTCACTCATGCTTCAAGTCTTCTATATATTCAAACACTGTATCTAATCTATTATCGTTTTCTTTCTCAATTACGTATCCCCATAAAAGTATAGATATTAAAGATAATTGTAAGATTATTATAACCCTACATAAAACCTCTGCGTAAATTAAATAATTCATTCTTTAAAAATTAGCTTAAGTATTGCCAATATTATACTTGTTCACACAACTGTTGCAAACAAAACAAAAACTTTAGTTATATTTTGAATAGTATTATCTCTTATTTTAAGCTCTTCTTTAGTAGCATACTTAGATTCAGCCATTTCCATCCACTCTTTTATTAAGGTTTCTGATTTATTAGCAGATTTAATAACAGTATCTTTAAGTTCAGAAATAGCTTCTTTCATATATGATAGTTCTAGTTTAATTAAATCGGATTCTGTGATCTCTTTATGAGGCATTTAATTTTTATTTTAATCAGATAAATTTAGCTGTTGTTAGGGTTTTATCTATCTTTGTATCAACTGTGTTTATTTTAGATAATTGTATACTTTCAGCAGGAGTTAATCCACTGACTCATGTTTCAGCTATAAATACTTTATCTCGCCATACAACGTCAATACCACCACCTCAGGTAGTGGGCTTTTTAACTGGATATACCTCATCATCTCTATAAAATCTTACATTATCTGTTTGTACAACATTCGTACTAGTTGTATTATCTAATAATATAGCTGCAACTGAAGTTATATTTTCAAAGTTAGCAATATCCCTTGCTATGTATGCTCCAAAAAATAACCTTATTCCTTGCTCTAAAGTCAGATTATAAACAAACCAAGAATATAATTCGTGCCCTAGAAAGTCAGTCGCTATTGTGAGGTCTATCTCTGTATCAGTATAATCAGCTGTGAATTTAGTTACCCCAGAGCCATCTATTCCGATTGTATTATAAATAGAATCATTAGCTTGTGATATTGGGAGTGAATTTTCTGCTGTAGCAGTAGGAAATGTAAATGTACCTGTCAGAGAATCTTTTGCAGTTACTCCACTTGAATAAGTTATTCTATACCTCCCCTCGTCTCACGCATCGTAATCAGTACCTTTTGTGTATGTTAGGTCTATTCCACTTCCTCCTGATACAAGAGCATTATCTAATTCGGTAGTTTGAGTTACATTATATATTTGGAATCGTGAGTCATCTATTATATTTGGTAGTAGAAGATTGTATGTTGTAGGTACTTCTTCCACGGTAATAGTCCCACCAGTGTTTCCTGCTGTAGTGGTAGTGGTTCCTGTTGGTACAATCACTGTAATAGCAAAAGCGTTTACGTTGCGTAAGTCTAGCGTTCCACTGTGTTCCCCTGTTAGGGTGTAGGTGTCAGTACTAGCAGAGGTTAGGTTTACAATAGTATCAACCGTGTTTAAAGTGTAGGTTGCAGCTGCTCCAATAGTAAGTGTTCCCCCTGAAAATAAAGGAAGTGTTGTTAGTTGTGAAAAGATACCTCCTGTGTACGTGTAGCCAAAAGGTTCATTACCTGTAAGAGTAAACGACCCAATACTTAACTGTCCAGCACCGTTGAGAGTAAAGCCTGTGGTAGTCACATCTCCATTTGAAATTAGTACAGGAGCGCCAGCAAGTCCAGCTCCCTCAACTGCAATAATGTCGTTAAGGTTTGTTATTGCTTCATACTGACTCAGGTCGTACAAATACTGAAACGTCATATCATCTGTAAGGTCTGTATCTGTTTGAGTAAGTCCCCAGTCAAATGTTACACCACTATATCCTGCTGCTGTAGCTTCTGTAGCACTAATAGTCACGTTGACTGTCCTCTTTGGCGAACTCTCATTAAACAAGTAACCATAATGCCGACAAGATACAACATAAGGGAAGTCAGGTACGCCTGAGAATAAAGCGTGTTCTGTTTCTAATGTTGCGTGACTAGCACTATAATTGATAGATAGCTCTCCTGCACTTCCTGAACCATTTGTAACAGTTAGTTCGTACCGTTGCCATACATCGTTTGCTTCGGTGCAGGTAAATACATCGGGGGTAGTTCCGAGTCCTGATAAAGTAACTGTAGCAACAATACCAGCATCAGACCGTTGTACATATCCAACAATTATTACTGTCTCATTGTTTTTTACAGGTATCAAGATTTCATAAGGTCGAGTTCTTCCAGCTTCTAGTGTTTTGAATTTAAAAGAAGATGTTGAGCGTGTAACCGTTGTGTTCTCTCTTTCGTAAGTATATTCACTCGTAGAAAAGTTGGTCATAATTTTAGCAAAAGTAGGGTCACCATCTTGTCCTGTGTTATAAACCCTCGCTGCATCTGGCGAACCAATAACATTGAACGTTGGCTTAAAGTAGCCAGCCAGAAGTCTTATTCCTGAGCCAAAGTTACATCTAATCACACTCATTATAGCCATACCTCTAATATCAGTAAATTGTAATGACCGAGTATCTCCAAAAGCCGTATTTACATCACAATCAATATGCGTGCTTGTAGTCGAATTTGCACTACCTAGAAGTACATATTTTGTATTTCTACGTGTTAAATAATCCCCACCTCTTGAGCGACAATTTAAAAATACATCTCCAACCCATTCCTGAGCTACATCACTTGAACCATAGTTTGCGTAGCCAGAAGGTAACTCAATAAACAGGTTTTCAGAACAAGTTGTTCCACGAAACGAACCACCGATACTTATTGCGTTTTTATATGAGGGAGTGCTATGTTCGTTAGTTGTATAAAAAACACAACGGTTGAGACTGAAATTTGAAAGTGAAATGTTGGTCACTAGTGCGTTACCAAACATTTGATAAAAAGAACAGTCATCCATTCCTTTAAAACTCTCACTCATCCAGTGTTGGGAATAAAAGTACACTCCACCTCTAAAAGAATTACCTAAGCCTAAAAACTCTACATTAGAAAATTTACGAGTATACGAAGAATCTTCTTGTCTAACGTCTACATAAAATTGAGCCTGACCATTTTCTGTCTGTACGCCCGATGTAATAATCATATTACTAGACATATTAGCAATGTATCCACCAGTTTGATAGGAATTAGAATTGCCACCTACCCAAGTAATGTTATTCCCAGATACAGCCGTCAGTACCACTGTTTCGTTTCCGTTATTAGTTCAAGGCGTTGTATTTGTAATTACGATAATATCCCCAACAGCCCAGCCTGTAGCACTTACAACTGTAGCTGTAGTAGCTCCAATACTAGTTGCACCGTTAAGGTTAGTCCATCTTGTTCGTGGAAATCCTTTGAAAGTAATATCTAAACACTTATTCTCTCCAATAAAAGCATAGTTTGCATTTGAAACATTGTTACGCAATACAATTTCACAAGATACTGCGTTGTCGCTGGAAACATCCATATTAAATGTACCAGTGTTTCTTTTAATAGTAATAACCCCTTCGGATACTAGCTTACTACTAGCAGTTGGGGAACAATTAGCAGTACCATTAACATCAAGAGTATCGCAGACACAGTTCGTACTTGCAAGAGTTACAGTATCGTCAGTTACAATAGTTACTTGGTCAGAACTTGTTGGAATAACTCCTCAAGCCCAAGAGGCTGTTGCATCCCAGTTTCCTCATCCTGTTCCATTACTTGTAATTGTTGCCATATTAATCCGTTTTAATTATTTACTGTAACTTAAACTAGCCCTGTTATCCCATATGTTATCAAAGTTTGTGTTAGAATCTGCCCATCCTACATTAAGTCAAGATGTTTCATTTAATCTTTTAATTCTCCATGATCCAGCAGACGTAGCTGTTCATATACTTGCTTCTCAAATATATGTGATATCAGATGTAGTAGTGTTATCTAAAAGTAAATCGTATGATACAACTGATAATGCAGATATTATCTGATCTTGTTTTGTTTCTGTAGATGGGTTTATAACCATTAAGGAGTCATTGGTTATTTGAACGACACTTGATCTATCAGACATATTTTATAAGTTAATTGTTATTCATGCTTTTTCATAAAGACTTGTTACTTTTGCTGATAATTTATTTAACTTTTCCTCTTTATTAATTAAGTGTATAGTAAGTTCTTTAGCTGATAATAATTCTTTATTAACTTTCTCTAGTTCTTTTTTACTATTATCTAAAGATTTTCATGATAATTTTAATTCAACTAAGATTGAGTCTTTTTTAAATTCTAACTCTTCTACTTCTAAAATATTAATAGTTTTATCATTTATAAGACCTGATACCTCTTTTCAATATTGCTCTTTTGCTTCTATTAATCTTTTTTCCTCATTTTCAAGATTTTTTGATTTTTCTGATTTTATATCAATTTGTTCATCTAATGAAATTACTTCTTTTTGTTTTTTACTTATAATATTATTCAAATTTTCATTTTCATTAATAGCATCTAATTCTGATTGACATAAATCTTTCATATATAAAGATGCATTTAATTCTATTTTTTCTGTTTCTGTTTTTATATCTAAAGCATATTTTTTATAATCTTGTCTTAATATATGTATTTTAGATACAATATCCTTCTGTGCTTTTTCTAAGATATTATTCTCATGATATATTTTATTACTCTCAGCTTTTAATTCATCTAGTAATTGTAGTTCTAATTTTTTATTAGAAACACAAATAGCAACATCCGTATTAAGTGTTGCTTTTTCTTTTGATAAAGTATCGATTGTTTCTTGTAAAGAAAGAGACTCAGCTTTTAGATTATCTCTAACTCACATATCTATATTAATAGATTCAGTTATCTGTTTCCTTTGAGTATTAAGTTCGTCTTCCAATAAAGGATTAGCCTTGTCTCTTCTTTTCATGATTAATCGTTACTAAATAAATATCATTTTACCGTAACCGAACCAGCAGATCTAGATGTCACTTGAACATTAATCCATCTCATTCCTGAAACATTTGCTTCAAAATGTCTTACTGCATCTGTTCAAGAAACTGAAAAACCTGTTTCTCATGATACACTAGCTCCGTCTTCTAAATCGATTACTTGTATATTATTCCATATGTTGTTAACAGTTTTTGAAGCATCAAAATCAGGTTTATTAATTGAAATACTTCACTGAAATTTTATAGTTAAATTAGCCGATAAAGCTGTCCCTACTGAAAATACAATATTACCAAAATCAGTTGCAATTTTAGCTATTCATGCACCAGTAGAATCTGCTTGATCTAAAAAAGTAACATCATTTTCTCTTCTAATAGACATGGTTCAAATTAATTATAGATGTAAACTAATCCCTACCCCCTAACGAATTAAGAGATAGGATTAATCTAGATTTATTGCTTTGGAGTTGTTACTTCAGCTTCTGTTGTTACTTCAGCTTCTGTTGTTACTTCAGCTTCTGTTGTTACTTTAGTTTTAGCTGTTACTTTAGCTTCTGTTGTTACTTTAGTTTTAGCTGTTACTTTAGCAACATTTTTAGCATCCTTAGCCTTATTTTGTCTTTCAATGAATGTATCAGAGTCTATTAGGACTCAATCTACTTCAATAAACATATGGGACATAGTGTTTTAGGTTAATTAATTATTACGCATTAGAACCATACCACATTGTTGGTAGTTCAAATGCACCAAATCTAAACGATGCACTTGCTGGGAATACTTGAGTTAAGTTTTCTCTTGTCTGTCTGTCTTCTAGTATTATTCCTTGAATATACTCAACTATAAGAGCCGATTCTTTAGTACTATCTTTAGCAAACCAATTAGTGTCAGAAGTTATAAACGGAGATTCAATAAGAGTATAATCACCGTTATTGTAAACATTTACATTTCCGATAGTAGCCGATTGCATTTTAGTATCACCAGCTAATACTTTTCTAAAGTTTTTAGCAGCAGTTCCACCTTGTTTAGCTATAAGAGTTTTCATTCTCATAGGCATAGGTTTACCGTTTGCGTCTGTAAATGCACCACAATATTGCTCAAGTTCAGTAAGTGCAGCTTCACCAGCAGCAGTATCACCAGGTGATCTATTAATAAACTCTCTGCCAGTAGACTTGTATGAATGAGTACCGAATATAGCAACTGCGTCAGGAGCAAGAGCTGTTGTAAACCCAAGGTTTAACATTTTCATAGCGTTTACCTCTGCAAAGTTATAAGCATCTGATATAAGTACAGGGACTTTAGTATCTACTATTTTATTAAAGAGAGTTGTTTCGTCTTTTGCATTAAGTGTTTCTTTCTTAGTGATAGTTATCTTTCCTCCAAACTCAGCAGAAACTCCTACAGCTTTCCAACCTTCGAGATTATCTACGTCACTTAAATCAGCAGCCTCACCAAAATAATCCACTCCAGTACCACCTTCAATAGAAGTGTACCCTTTAGAATAATCGTCAGAATTCTCAACTTTAAACATTATGTTTAATGAAGAATTCTCTTGTGCTTCCATTGAGAACATGTTCGCACTTTCTTTTACTTTCTCATCAAGATGAGCTGGATATTGATTTAACATTTTGTTATCAAATTAGTTATTAAAATACTGGTTTGTTTATTTTTACTACTACATTAGTAGTTGAGCCTACAGTTCCTGCATCAGCACTAGGCAATATTTTTAGTACATCAGTAGTAGAAGCTCCAATATCAATAAGCTGTGCTCCAGAAGAGACAACTAGGTCAACTTCAGCACCTCTATTTGTTGCTGCAAAATTAGCATCAGCAGTACCTGATAGTTCTAGATTAGGATCTACGTTTACTTGTATTTCAGTTACTCATGCTGGAGCTCCTCCTTCACAATATGCAATAGCAGCAGAAGTAGCTGAAGCTTTAACTACAAGTCCAGAAGTAAGTGCTATAAAGTCACCAGCCTCAATTACTGTAGCTGATGCTTTTAAAAATGTTTTTGTTCTATTAACTCCGCCAGAGTTGTGTACCTTAAAGTCCATGGGATGTTATATTTATAAATTAAAAGTGTTTATTATGTCAGAAACTTCAGATGAAGATTTTATTCACATCCTCTTTTTTACTGACGCGCTTACTGATGCTTTTTCTTCCTCTTTAGATATTCAGAGTGATTCTCCTCATATACGTCTAGATGTCTTAGATTTATCAATTAAGGATTGATCTAAGAATCATGAAGATTCTAATATTTCATCATAACTCTTGTCAGATTGAAATTTCTTTAAATCCCTAATAATAGTTTTTTGAGAATCTGAAAGAGTTTTAAATTGTGAAACAAAAGTAGTAAATTCTTTGTCAGATTCTTGGGATTGTTTTTCACTCATGAACTGATCCTTAAACTTAATAAGGTCTGTAATGTCTTCTACTTTTGCAAATCACATCTCTTCCATGACCTTTCTTGCTTCTTCTAGTCTAGGGTCTAATAGTTTTTTCTTATCTTCGGAAAGAGTTGTAGTTTTTTTTGTGTAATCAGCTTGTCTCATATATCCATTCTGTAGCTCTTGCAAAGTAACTTTTTTTGTTTCTCAGTTAATTTGTATTTCCACTTCTGTTGATAAATCAACAGCGCTATTACTTGGTTCTCCAGATGGATTATTTGGTTCCGTTATAGGTTTTCCGTTTTTATCTAGTTCCATTTCAAAAAATGTTAAAAATTATCTGGAGAAAATTCTCCTTTCTGCTCACAAATATTTTGCAAACAGTAAGAAAACTTTATCCTTTGTTTTCAAAAACAGATAGATAATACAAAAACCTATTAGATAAGTCAAGTCTTTCTTGAAGTTTTGTTGTCATCCCTGGATTGTCTATAGCATTTATTTTTCAAATTTCTGACAATGCTACAGAAAACTCTTTTTTCCAATATGTTTTAATAGCATTATATCCATCAGTTCATTCAATTTTTTGTATTTTAGCTAATGAGTCAGCATAAACTTTAATAGCTTGTTGATCTGCTGGTATAGTCTTTTCATATTCTCTCATATTTGCGTTCGCAATTTCAAATATGTTTGTGCTTCATGCCATAGTATATTAATTACCTAATAAATTATCTCATCCTGCTACCGCTGATGTGAGCTCTGCTGGCGTTGTTGGCATAGCTGGTCATGCTCACTCCTTTCATGCTGGGATTCTTGACTGCCCAGATCATCATAAGAGCGACTCTATATCTCACCCTCATTCTTCTACCTTTGGCATAAGTTTATCAATATCAACTTGCTCAAAAGTAGAAAAGACTCTTTTAAATAAATAATTTAAGTCTACGTTTGCTCCTGAGTTTACTGCCTCTATACCAAGATTTTTTAGTGCAATAGCGTCAGCTCTTCTATTCTCTACATCATCAAATGAAGATGAGTTAGCTTCTACAATTATATCGTATCTTTTTACAGCTTCTTTTATAGCATTAATATTTATCTTTAAGAACTCCTTAGAATTAGTTTTCTTTAAGACTATATCTTTATCTATGTTGTTAGCAGTCCAATCAAGTATTTTATATGATAGCTCTGTAACTCATCTCTCAAAGTTTTTTCTAAATTCGGCTATAACTGAGTTTGACTCAAAGAAAGATATCCTTGCTCCTGTTGCAGTGTTAGTTAGAGCGCCTTGCCCTCCTGGCTGGGAAACATCTGTTGTATGAGTAAGTGCCTGTATATCTCTATTGTAATCATTTATATTAGAAAAATATTGTGCTGGAAGCTCTCTATTATCTTGCTCCTTTAGATTTCTTTCTGCTTGCTCAACTCAATCCATACACATAATAATGTTTCATGGTCTGTCTGATATTAATTGTGATGGGTCTACTCATGACTCTGGAGACCAGTAATATGATCTATTTAAAGATTTAGATATAGCAGTTGCTTGTGCATTCTTCTGGAAGTTTAACTCGTCAGTTATTCCAAGTATAGGAGCAACCATTCATATTGAGTTAGCAGTTTCTGGGTCTTCGTGTCCTTTTATATCTACTATAGATATAGTTGTTATTTCTTCAATTCAAATTATTACAGCCTGATTTACTGTAGTAACTTTATATAATTTTTCGTTTATTGCTTTTCCCGTAATTGAGTATCTTATTTGAGATTCTTCTAGAGATAAAGAGTTTACTTCAATTCATCTTCAGCATTGTACTCACTGTACTCATGTTACCTGAAATATAAGATTTGAGTACTGATCTATGTCTGAATATTTGGTACCTGCCATCTTCTTAACCTTATCTAGGTTAAAGTATTTTCCGTCAGATATAAGATCTAGAAGTCTAACTGATTTTCTACGCCTTATTATTCATGGCATATCCTCAAGCATTTTAAACCTAGAATCAAAGAATATTTCAGTCCAGCTCAGTATGTCTATTGTAGGCATAGCTCAAACTACTGTTTCTGTTATCTTTCAATCAGAATCTTTTGATCTTTGAATTTTATAACTCCCAATTACATCAGCATACGCATTTCAATATGTAATTTGATTAATTACCCATAACTTAAGCCTTTCTCTAAAATTTTGACTTGAATATAAAGCATTCAAATAATCTTGAACAGCAGATGCATATTTAGAATGTTTTTGAAGCATTTCTTGCCTTTCTGAAGATGATGGGTCAGTATTTTTCTCATCACCTGGCTCAAATACATCTGTCGCAGGAGAAACAATCATCTTTGGTGGATTAGCTATAATCCTAGGAACTACTTTTCTAACTACTTCATGAGCTTTATTTATTTTAAATCTTGTAAGTACATCTCACGTGTTTGGCATTTCAAAAGTAGATAATGCTTCGTAAACTTGTAAAAGTTGTTCTCTTACATCCTTACTCTGTGTTTGATACTCTTTTAAAGATAATCATATAAATGATAATAAATCTGCTTGTTCCTTAACTGTTAAAGTAATATTCTTCATGTAAGTAAGTTATTGGGATATATAATAAATTGTATATAAAAATACTCTATTGTAAATATTTATCTTAATACGGGCATTCAAAACTTATTAAAATTAACTTTTGGTATTTTGTATTTATTTTGCATACCAGGTCTGAGTTTATACAAATGTAATGCAAGTTGTAGCGAATCTGGATAATCATCATGCTTTCCCCTTGGGAATTTTAGTAATTGAGTTTCTAATTTATCTGAGTCTCATCTTCTATGAAAGATAAGTCAATTTCTATATAAAGGTATCAATGCCCTAAGTTTAGCTCATTTATCTTCTCTTTGTCTAATTTCTTCAATCTCTATCCTTTGGAGTCATTCTTTTATAAGCCTTCGAGTAAGAGAAAAAGATATAGTAACTTGCGCAGCTATAGACTCAACTCAAATCGTCTCGGGATTCCATTTTTTTGCATGATATATTATGTTATCCTCTAACTCAGCTGGATCAAACTTTCCTCACGTTTGTTCTAGTATATAACACTTGTCTTCTATAAACTTTACCGTGGTTATAACACTGTCGTCTGACCTTACTTTTTTAGAAAACGCTGGGTCAACTGTCGTAAATATTCTGCCTCTTGCTTCTGGAATTCAGTCATAGTATTTAAACCATTCTTCATGAAATTCTTGAGATCATTTGGCAATAGGGTCTTGCTGGTACTGACAGTTATAATTGACTGGTCAATAAGATTTTTCTAACATTCTAAGAGATTCTATAGGGAACCTTTGTGGAGATAATGGTTCTCCTGGAAATAGCTCAAAATCTCAGTACCTAGTTTCATACTTTGCATATTCTTCTGTCTCAGCGGCTAAAGATAAAACAGTGTATTCTTCTCATGAACCATCATTCATTTTTTGTATCAAATGCCCGCACAAATCATCATCGTGCGTTCTCTGCATTATTATAATAATAGCATCTTTTGAAGGATCTCTGAGCCTAGATACTATAGTGTTATCAAACCAATGGTTTATATTTATTCTTTTTGTATCAGAATGTGCTGCCTCATCTGGTTTGATGGGATCATCTATAATAAGAATATTTGCACGCTTACCTGTAATAGGTCATCAAGCACCAGTAGCATAATAACTTCATCATAGTTTATTTTGCCAATGATCCTTAGTGTTTTGCGTATCACTTAATTGTGGTGATCTTGGGAATAACTTTTTAAAACAAGGGGATTCATATATTTCCTTAGCTTCAGCAGAAAATCATTTCGTCAAAGTTCCTGAATATCAAGTTACAATTATTTGTAAGTAAGGATTCCTTCATAGTGAGTGTACTGGGAAATGCTTTGTTATAAGCTCAGTTTTTCAAAATCCAGGGGGAATATTAATTATAAGCCTAGTTATTTCTTGTTTATATACTTTTTCAAGAGTATCTGCTACGATATAATGGTAGGGCTCTACAAGGAATTCTTCTACTCATTTTGGTCTTTCCTCCTTAAAATAAATACCAATAGTCTTGAGAATATCTTCTCTATACTGTATTGTTTTTTCCTCAAGAGCTTTTATTATAATTTCTCTCTTAACTGCGTTTTTCGGATCATGGTTTACTATTTTTTTTGTCATGTAACTTTGTTTGTACTTTATATCATAAAAGTTGTTCAACTTTTTTACAAGCTGTGTCTAGCATAATCATTGGATCTTTCTGCATTATAGTAACAAACCAATATGTAGTAAAAAACTTTCATTTTTTATATGGTTTCCATTTGTGTATAAGTATTGTCATTATTAATCTATTAAAGAATCCATAAAGTTTCAAATTCATCCTGCCGCTTCTATACTATTCATTTCTTCGTCCTGTGTTTCTTCATATTGAATTTCTTCTTCGTTTATTTGCAGAACTACTATTAAACTATTCATTGCTGTTTTAATTTTTTTGCCATCTCAATTAGCAATAGCATCTGCCAGTGCTTTTTTCTCTTGTGCCCCCGTACCCAACTTATTAGATAACGCCCACTGTGGAGTTGACATCATTCTGTCTAGAGCATATCATGATTGCCTCCCTACGAAACCTCATACAGTAGCCGCAGTAGCGATTCATGCAGGTCAAAAGATATATCCTATACCTGCTCACACTGCCGCTCAAACACCAGTTGCTGCTGATACAATTTCTATTCCCTTCCTTGATTGAACTCCTCATCATTTTCCTTTTCAACGTCTTCTAGCCTTAGTCTCAGAAAGGACAAGGTCTAAATTTGCATAAAAAGAAAATTCTTTATTTATCGCAGCCTGAGTTGGATTGTCTTTAGCAAATTGGTCTGTTAAGCTATCAGCTAATCTCTTTTTTAAAACGTTTTGAAATTGGTCGAGTGTTGCATCTGTGCCTTCATAGACTTCACTAAACGCTCATTTAATAGACTTAAACTTGTTTGCATCTACAAAACGTTCTCACTCTGAGGCAAGGCTTAGGGTTTGCATAACACTTTGAAGTAGTTCTACTTTATTTTCTTGCCCAGATATAACATTGTTTTTTGCATCTATAAGATTAGATTTATATGCAAAATCAGCAACAATTTTATCTAATATTTCCATGTCAACATCTCACTTCATTCCTATCTCGTCAAATTTTTCTACAAGTTTTCAAAATTCTTTTCTTCATTTTTTTGCAAGTAATCACACTTCTCTTCTTGTTCATTTTATATTTCTTTCTAAAATTTCAGGAGTAATTTTTGCTGCTGCTCTTCCTGTAACATTTTTACTAGGATCTAAAAATTGTCAAACAAGCTTATCTGCCTCTACATCAAGATCAATTATTTTATCTAGTTCAGCCTCTGTTACTGGCCTAGAAAGTTTTCTACTACCTTCCAAGTCTGCGTCCTGGTTGAACTTAATCATTGCTTGCCGTTCAGCAGCTGTTGATACCCCAGTAACTTTTTTTATAACTTGACGTCATGAAAAACCAGACCCTATATCAAAGAGTGAATTAATAGTCTGATATGTCTCTGGATTATTTTCTCACCATTCATTGTATGCTTCTACTCCTTTTCAAATCACTTGTAATCATGTCTGAACTGCATCTGTCTCTAATAACTTTTTCCCTTGCGCTGAATTAAACTTTTTAACTGCCTCAGGAGTTAGTTTATCGTACACATCAGCAAGAGTTCAAAATCATACCTCTCAGGCAATCTCAACTGCTCATCATACTATGTTTCAAGTATTTTGTATACCTTCACGTAAATTAATCGCTGCTGCTCTTACAGGCGTTGGGCTCTCAAATATATTATTCTCCCCAGCTGTAACAACGTTCTGCCTTATAGCCTCGCCTCTTTTTCATAATGTTTCCCTTACTGTGTCTACTATATTTTCTTTTGGCTCAGTAGTATTCTGTACTGGTTTTATACTAAAATCCTGAGCTAATGGTGTAGGGACAGCAGGGTTGCCCTTTGCTGGTTTTATACTAAAATCTTGAGCTAATGGTGTAGGAATAGCAGGAGATTTCTTACCTTTTGCTTTCATAACAATATCTCTAGCCCTTTTGCGGTCAATTCACTGACCTACAAGACCTCTAAACATTTGGATCTGTTGTTTACTTGCCATTTTCTTTTTATTAAATTTTAATACATTACATAAATCACTCAGCCTTCATTACTGCCCTAGCAAGAATACTAGGGTCTATATCCTTTATTTGCGTGTCTTCACTTGCTCCTGTTATCCTTGTTAGAACATTTAAGTATCATTGTTCTGTTGCTCATACATATACTCTTTGAAATCTAGCAAGAGTGTCTGTTGGTTTTATATTCCTACTTCATCATGTCATCTTAGCTGTTATGTCTCTTTCTAAAGCTGCAATTCATCAGTCAACATTTGGAAATACAAAGTATTCTCTTCCGTTAGGACTTAGATATGTTCCAGTAGCCCCTATAGCTTTCCCATATCACTCCATAGTTTGTCATGTAGGAATACTATCGGCTGTTATATTTCATGGGTTATTTGTGTCT